CCACATTTACACCTGATTGAACGTGAAATAATCACAGAGAAGAAGAACAACGGAATGTTGTTTAATCACACATCAGTAAATGCAACGGATTTCAATAGAGAGTTACGACTCACTTTATTACCTAGACTTGAAGAGGTGGCATCTATCGTTAATCAAAGTGATGAGGAGTTCATTATCTGGGTAAATCAAAACGAAGAGGCTAAAAAGCTAAAGGAGTTAATTCCAGATGCCGTTGAGGTGAATGGGAGTGATAAGCCAGATATAAAAGAAAGTAGGCTTATTGGTTTTGGGAAAGGTGAGTTTCGTGTTTTAATCACGAAAAAGAAGATCGCGCAGTTTGGATTGAATTATCAGAATTGCAGGAATCAGATATTTGCCGCCCTTGATTTCAGCTTTGAGGGATTGTATCAAGCTATCCGCAGGTCTTATCGGTTTGGCCAAAGTAGAGATGTAAACATCTACCTCATTACAACCGACACAATGGAGAACGTAGTCAAGTCAATTAACAAGAAACAAAAACAATTTACCGAGATGCAAAACGAAATGAATAAGTACATCAATGGCAGTTCCTTTGGGCTTCTGAATTCATACGACTTTCATGAAACAAAAACCAATGACTATTGGCTGATGAAGGGAGATAGCTGTCAAGAAATCAAAAGGATAAAAGACAATTCCGTTGATTTAATCGTGTTCAGTCCACCTTTTAGCAGTCTGTTTACCTACTCAAATTACATTCATGACATGGGAAATAATGACAGTCATGAGGAGTTTTTTAAGCAATATCAATTCTTGTTGAAAGAGCTTTTTAGAATACTAAAGCCGGGGAGGTTGATGTGTTGCCACACTAAAGACTTGGCTGTTTACAAGAACTCAAGCGGTTACACAGGACTGTATGATTTCACGGGGGACCACCACAAAGCAGTAGAGGAAGTAGGATTTAAGTATCACTCAAAAGTGAACATCTGGACAGATCCCGTACTAGAGATGCAAAGAACCAAAACGCAACGACTACTGTATAAGCAGCTAAGAAAAGATTCTAGCTACACTGGAGTTGGGCTACCTGAATATGTGACTGTTTTTAGAAAATGGGAGGGAGACGAATCAGAATGGACTCCTATCAACAATAAGAATCAAGGCAACTTCCCTCTTGACACTTGGCAGAAGTGGGCTAGTCCTGTGTGGAATGTGGAAAGTTTAGACATTGAACATTTACAGGAAGTCGAAAAAGATTACAGCGTTCAGTCATGGATGGACATTAAACGAACTGACGTTTTGAACAACCGCGAGGGAACAGATTTAGGCGATGAAAAACACATTGCACCATTGCAGCTATCTGTCATTAGACGTTGCGTTCAGATGTGGTCTAATCCGAATGAGGTTGTATTTACTCCATTTCTAGGGATAGGCTCAGAGGTTTACGAATCAGTCAAGTTGAATCGCTTTGGAATTGGGATTGAGCTTAAGGATAAGTACTACGAGACAGCCGTCAAGAATGTAAACAAGGCAGTGGATTCAAAGACTCAAACAACTCTATTCTAAATGGTAGAGCGCGACAACATCAGGGACTTAATCAGATCAAGCGAGGTGAGGGGATACAGCTCCGAGCAGTTCAGCGATTTGATTGACAGGATACAGGCGGCAGGGTTTGCGTACTGGGAAAGCCTGTGTTTAGTCCAGTACTGCCACCAACAGAGTAGGCTCAATGATTTTATAATCAATCAAAAGGTAGAGGCTCTCTTTTTATAAAGCGTTATATTTGTAAAGCCGAAAGGCAGCTGATCGCAACAGCTAGAAAAGTAAGTTATGAGAAACGATAACACAGCCCCTTCTGGGCTTGAAGATTTTGCCAACGTGGGTTGCTTACACCCTATGCGAACGTTGGCTTTTTCTTTGGGCTTGGGAGGGGTTTTCATTTTTAGCACATGAGTAAGCTAAGAAGTATTTCAACAGCTTTGTGGTCTGATCCATTCATTGAAGAATGTTCGCCATCTGAAAAGCTGTTATTCATTTACCTCATAACAAATGAGAAAACAAATATGCTTGGGGTTTATGAGGCAAGTGTGAAAAAGATTGCTTTTGAAACGGGGATAGATAAAGGAACGGTTGAAAAGGCTTTGAAATCCTTTGAAAGGCTTGGTAAGGTTAAATACATAGACAACTACGTTGTGCTTGTGAATTTCTTAAAGCACCAAAGGTTTAACACGAATATGAAGAAGAGCGCATTAGAGGTTTACATCAATCTTCCTGAAGTTCTTAAAATAGAAGGGTTTACACCTAACTTAAATAAGCCTTTGGAATCCTTCGAAAGCCTTTCAAAGCATTTGGGAATGGTTCCGAAAGTAGAAGTAGAAGATGAATTAGAAGATGAAAGTGAATCTAAAGAAGAAAGAAGAGAGAGAGTGAAAGCGGAGTTCAAGAACTCCTTACTCCCTTTTTTGGATAAATACGGCAAAGAAATGTTAAAGGCTTTCTTTGACTACTGGTCCGAGCATGGACCTAACGACGCTAAGATGCGATTTGAAAAAGAGAAGTCCTACGACATTAGTAAACGACTTGCGACATGGGCGAAGAGAGAACGCGCATTCAACCCAAGTGCTGAGTTACAACGAAAGAAGAACAGGTTAGAAATCTAAACCGAACGAAATGAACGAAAGCGAGAAGGCAGTAGTAAGCGTAGCAATTAACTACCCGAAGTATCATAGTGAGCTTTTCGAGCTGATCAGCACACATGAGTTCTTTGAAGACCCAACGTGCAGGCAGATAATAAAAGCTTGTTATAAGCTGAGGGAGGAAGGGTTCACGCCTGACTTAATTAACATTCACGAAGAGACGAAGATACCTGCAAAGGAGTTAGCATCACTATCGAGGGTTGAAGTTACTGACTTCATGAAAGCTGCGTTAAACGTCCGCGAGAACTGGATGAGGAGAGAGGCTAAGTACGTGATTCAGGAAGCTCTGCAATCGGATGAAGATGATGTGTTTCAATTTATAAACGAGATAGCCGCCAAGCTCGAAAAGATACTTTCAAGCGTAGATGGCTTAAGGGTGAGGAAGCTCAGCGACATCACGCAAGAGGCCACCGAGCAAATAAAAGTGATCAGCGAGAATAGTTCTAGCCTAACGGGAGCAGATACGGGAATAGACAAGCTCAACAGATTTACGAGGGGATTTCAAAAGACTGATTTGATTATTTGCGCAGCTCGTCCAGGGATGGGCAAAACTGCACTTGCATTAAACGCTGCTCGACAATCATCAAGGCAAGGCAAAGTGCTATTCTTTTCTTTGGAGATGTCAGCGGTGCAGCTTGTTAAAAGGCTTGTTACTCAATTTGAGGACATCACAATGACTGAAGTATTCAGCGAGGGGGTGCATGGTGAAAGGTGGGAAGCCTACGGGATTGCAGTAGACCGAGTAAACGAGATGAACTTAGAGATTCACGACCAACTAAACCACATTGAGGACATAGCCAATAAGTCGGCAGTACTTTGTCGAAAGCATAAAGTCAGCTTGATAGTCATTGACTACTTGCAAATCTGCGCGACAAGGGAAAGAACGCAAGGGGAAGAGAATAGGATAAGTACTATGAGTTGGAAAGCAAAGCAGATAGCCAAGCGTAACAACGTACCTGTATTGCTATTAAGCCAACTTTCAAGGCAGGTAGAGAGTAGACCGAATAAACAACCTCAGCTCTCGGATTTAAGGTATTCGGGAGCTATTGAGCAGGATGCAGACATGGTTATCTTCCCTTGGAATAGCGAGGAATACGACATGGTAGATGAGCAAGGGCAATACTACGCCCAGATAGAGATTGCGAAATACCGAAATGGGAAAACGGCAATGATAAAGGATTTGGAGATGGTTGGACAGCATCAGCTATGGAAGGAGAAGGAAAGCGGCTTTATTAGTGGGGGGGAAGTAAAATTTTAGAGTTTGTTGCACAGGTAAATAAAAAAAGGCTATTTTTACAGATATTAAACCAAAGGAAAAATGAAAGCATACGCAATTACCAAAGAAGGGGAGACAAAGTATTGGAAGTTCCTCAGCACCGCAAGCAAAGAATACGGGGTGTCTTACCCAATGCTAGCCCGAAGAAGCCGCGAGGCAGAAAGCTTTGAGTACGATGGCTTAAAGGTGGAATTGATCGAGGTGGAGAACGCATTCACCTTGAACGGGCAAATCATTAAAGTCGAGGACTGATGGAAAGACCAAAGGGAGTTATTGGACAGTGGTACACTTTAACGAGTGAAGCTAAGGGGGACGATGATATAACTTACCTCAATGGATTTGCTTGGCCGTGTAATGAAGTAGATTATGAAGGAGATCCACTTTTGCCATGCGGATATGCGTTAGGAAGACATGAAACCTACCGCCTAGCCACCCCTAAAGAGATATCAAAAGCAATAGCAAAGGCAAAGGGGGAGCTTACACCCTACCAAGAAGCCGTTAAAGACCACATGGCTGAAGCCCCTGAAGAGTTGAAGGAGTATGTGTGGCAGAGGCTGAAGGATATTGATATGGAGTGGGCTAGTATGGCGCGTTGGGAAGTGGGGCAAGATCCTATCTATAAATGTGGTTTTAAATGGAGTGAAACAAAAGAGGGCGAAGAGTTTTGGGATAGGGTAGCATATAAGGAGTGGAACTATGCAATGCAAACTGACTTCTGGAAGCAGCACACAGCTATTACAAAGCTCAAAGAGTGTGTCACTAAGGAATTAGACGAAGAGTACGAAGAGCTAACAGATGATGAGCGACTTAACTTTGATTTTGATGTTAAAGACAACGTAAACCCCGAACACTACAAGAAGCTTCCCAAAGAGACTATCGAAATAATGGTCGATATTTGGGGAGCAGAAGCCGTGGCTATTCATTGCCAGATTTCCGCTTTCAAGTATCGGATGCGGTTCGGACACAAAGAAGGACAAGAGCTTTCAGACGAGATCGGCAAGATTGAATGGTATGAAAATAAAGCAAGGGAGCTAAGAGAGTGAGCTTTAGAGAAACAAGACGAGTTGAAATGTACTTACAAGCCTGTAAAGCTTGGCGGCACTTCAACTTGTCCTGTGCTGATTACGTCAAATGGCCTCTTTCATATGCTATCTTATACGATGACTTTCGGCAAATGGTTCACGATGCACTATTTGAAGCACCAGGAAAAGTAGACGAAAGGCTGACACCCCTAAGCGATTACGATTTAAGCATGACACAGCTCAGAAGGCTTGAAGTAATAGCCGAACTATTCAAGCAAGGCAACTACATCAAAGGGTGTAAGAAACTGAGGGTTATATGAAATTGCACTTAATCACACCTTATTGGAGATCAAAGAACGAAGACAGAAATAAAGAACTTGAAAGGTGCGAGCAAATCAACGCCACCATCTTTGAAAAGGTTACAAGCCCAAACATTCGAGCGACTTATTTAGACCTCTTCAATCTGTGTGAGGATGATTGCATCAACGTAATAGCGAACAGCGATATTTACTTCGATCAGACTATACACTTAGCCCAAAAGATAAAGGAATGGCAATGCTACGCTATCACAAGGAGAGAAGGCGATATAATCCACCCCAAAGGCCATTGGAGTCAAGATGTTTGGATTTTTAGAGGTAAGCCGAAAAACTTACAAATAGACACCGACTTTTATCTTGGAGTACCGGGATGTGATAATAGAATAGCCTACCTCATCAATAAAGCAGGGTATCACGTTATTAATCCCGTATTCTCAATTCATTGCTTCCATCTGCATAAAACTCAATTTAGAACCTACACGAAAGAAACCAAGAAAATCGAACCACCTTACTACCTTGTAAGGCCAATACATCTAAAATGAAAGTACTGCACGTAGCATTAGGAAGCCCTGAGATTGACAAAGCATTTAGAGCAAAAGGTCATGAAGTTAGGCGAATTGAATGGAGGG